AGGAACAGCGTTACGGCTTTGAGTGGTCTGCTTGGCAGGCTGAGAAGCTGAAAAATATGGAGAGCTTCCGCCGTGAAAATCTTGATATAATGAACGAGTACACCGACGTTATCGACGATCAGACAAGACAGCTTATGACGGAGCAGTTCCAAGAGGGTCAACAGCAGGCACAAAGGAGCGCCCAGGAGCTTTCTGACGAGCCTATAACGCCTATCCCCGACAAGCATTTCTTTGGCGTTAATGAAAAGAAAATGGCAAAGCTTATGGAGGACGTCACCAGCCTTGAAAAGACCGCCGAAACAGCCGCTCTGCGAATGACAGACGATATTTACAGGCAGACTTTGAACAGGGTACAGCTTGCAATGGGAACAGGCTCTATGACGCTTAACGAGGCTATCGACCTTGCCACAAAGGACTTCCTCGACAAGGGCATAAACTGTATCGTATACGCCGACGGCAAGCGAGTGAACATTGCTGACTATGTGCGAATGGCTCTGCGGACAACTTCCACAAGGGCGGCGTTGCAGGGGGCGGCAAAACGCTTTGCAGAGCTTGGCTATGATACCGTACTTGTGTCGCAGTACGGCGGATGTTCAAAGACCTGTGAGCCTTGGCAAGGTCAGGTGTACATTGATGACGTGTTCACGGTATGGGAGGGCGAAAAGGACGAGTTTCAGGGCAAATCAAATTACTGCGGTGAGTGGTTCTGGCTGCTGTCATACGCCATAAAGAACGGGCTATTTCACCCGAACTGCCGTCACACAATGACGCAGTACATACACGGCAGAACGCAGATACCTGAGCCGATACCGGCGGAGAAGATAAAAGAGCAGCGAGAGCTTGAGCAGAAGCAGCGTGCAATGGAGCGGAAGATACGCAAGCTCAAACGCTTTGCGGCAGGTACTTGCGACCCTGATACGGCAAAGGAATACCGCCGAAAACTCAGACAGGCTCAGCAGGAATTAAAGGCGTTCGTTGAGGAGCATAATGAGGTGCTGCATAGGGATTATGACAGGGAGAAGTATTATGACGGCGGTGTTGACAAAAACGAAAAATATGGTATAATGAATGTAGGAAGTGATGATGTGGCTCTTGAGTACCAGCGATACGGCAGGAATAAAAATACGCTTGTCAACAGTACATATATAGAAAGCGGAGAATATCGAAGAAAATTTGATAATGCAACGGATAACGCAGAGGTCAATAAGGCTCTTTATGATAACGCAAAGAAAGCGTTAAGGCATAGGAGCGGTACTGCTTTTGAAGATATGTATTGGATAGATTCAAATACAGGTAAGACGATCCTTGCAGTTGAGGACAGCAAAGAGGAAAGAGCCATAATCTATAATGAGAGGATAATGAAAACCATAAGAAATGAAAGTGACATTATCACACTTCATACACATCCGAGCAGTATGCCGCCGAGTGCTTCTGATTTAAATTCCTGTTTTAGAAATGGATATAAAAAAGGTTTTGTCGCTTGTCATAATGGCAGAGTTTTTGGATATACTGCTAATGAAGAAATAAACGAGCGTATCTATAATATGTATGTTGAAAGATTTACGAAGGACGGTTATGACGAATTTGGAGCTCAGATGAGAGCTTTGAATAAATTGTCGCAAACGTATGATGTAAGTGTTTGGGAGGTGCTTCACAATGAATGAGAAAAAGTATTTTATTGACGACAGAGTTATCATTCCTGATGATATTAAGAAGATGACAAAGGAAGAACTTCAGAAAGAACTCGACAAATTTGAAAACGAAGCAAAAAAGAAAAGAGAAACGGCATAAATAATTCTACCGCTTGACTAAGGTCGGGCGGTATTTTTATGCCCAAAATCAGAAAGGACGGATAATATGGGACTAAGCATAAAAGATGTCTATATTTTATGCCGAGCAAAAAGAGAAATCGCAGAAATTGAAATGAAAATTGGCAAGCAGGCAGATGATAATAGCGAGTATATCAACGCTCTTATACGCTGCGAGAACGCATTGACTTTTGTTTTAGCCAACAAAGAAAAAATAGTCAATTAGTAAATATCGGAATCAAGCACCTTAACAGGGTGCTTTTTTCATACAAAAATTTAAGAAAGCGAGGTCAGAAAATGGACGAGAAAAAGAAACTTCCAGATGAGGAGGAGAAGAAAACTCCCGACACTCACGAGAAGAAAAAGGACGAGCCAAAGGCTGAGGAAAAGCCTGCGGACAAGGCAGACGAGAACTCTGCCGACAAGGAAAAGCCTGCGGCGGACGATAGTCAGGCTGATGAGAACGGCGAGGGCGCTGACAAGCCTGCGGAAGATACGCAGGATAAGCAGGAACAGGCAAGTGAGGACAAGCCCGATAAGCAGGACAGTGCAGAGAACTCACCTGACGAAAAGGATCAGGAGATACTCAGGCTCAAAACTCAGATAGCAGCTATGCAGCTTGGAATCAAGCCCGACTGTATCGAGGACGCCGTTGCGGTGGCTGAAAGCTATGTGAGAAACGGCAGTCAGCAGGATATCAACGCCGCCCTTTCTGCGGTGGTGAAGAAATATCCCGACATGAAAGGCGAGGACGGCAAAAAGTCCGACGGCAAAAAGCAGGGCGGTTTCAAGGTCGGTGCAGGGTCTTCGGATACTGATGAAAAGAAACCGCAGGAAAAACCAACAGTGCAGAAACGCTGGAACAAATTCAAGTAAAAATAGGAGGAATGAATTATGCCAAATCTTAATTACGCAGAAGTATGGAATCCCGAACTTTTGGAGATCAGGATACAGGAAACGCTTTCAAGTCCGTTCATCACACAGAACGTAAGGTGGCTTGACGCAAAGACTTTCCACTTCACACAGATGTCAACATCAGGCTACAAGAGCCACAACAGAAACGGAGGTTGGAACACAGGCAAGTATGTTCAGACGGACGTGCCTTTCACTCTCACACACGACCGTGACGTTGAGTTCCTTGTGGATAAGGCAGACGTTGACGAAACGAACTCATCAGCGTCTATCAAACATATCTCGGCGGTATTCGAGAAAACACAGGCAGCTCCTGAAACGGACGCTCTGTTCTTCTCAAAGACAGCTCAGAGAGCGGCAGGGCTTGAGGGCTATCACTCTTCAACTGACGCAAGTTCATACACAAAGGCGAATGTGTTCGACAAGCTCAAGGGCTTTCTTTCAGCAGGCAAGCTGAGAAGATATAAGTCAAACGGCTCTCTTATCATGTATGTAACTTCCACAATTATGGACCTGCTGGAGCAGTCTGACAAGTTCACACGAAAGATAGAAATGACACAGATCGCAGAGGGCGGAATAGGTCTGAGAACAAGAGTTACCGACATTGACGGCGTGCCTATCATGGAGGTCATTGATGACGAGCGTTTCTATGACCGCTTCAATTTTGACCCTGAGGACGGCGGCTTTGAGCCTTGCGCCGCAAGCTATGTAAAGACCGCTGATACTGAGGTCAAAAGCGGTAAGGAGTATTACACCGAATCAAGCGGCTCTTACACTAAGGTAAGCTCCCCTAGCAAGTCTGCACTTGATACATACTATGAAAAGGTTGCAGGTTCGCATAAGATAAACGTGCTTATCGCAACACCTGAGACCACAAAGATAGTGCCTAAGATAAACAGCATTTACAGCTTCGCTCCGGGCGGACACACAAAGGGAGACGGCTGGCTCTATCAGAACAGAGCGTTCTCAGATGTTTTCACTTTCCCGAACGGCAAGGACGGAAAGATAGACAGCATTTACGCTGACGTTGATACAACCGAGTACAGCGAGTAAGGGGTGAGGGATATGTACCTCACCTCTACTGAGTTTTGCAATATCTGTCCTGAGTGCGATATCCCCGAAGAACAGTTTTCGGCTATTCGGCAAAGGGCTGAAAGCGATATCGACACGCTGACTTTTAACCGCATAACAGCAGAGGGCATTGACAGCTTCACAGACTTTCAGAGAGAGCGTATAAAGCGTTCCACCGCCTTGCAGATGAAATTCATCTATGACAATTCGGAGCTGTTAGAAAGTCCTCTGAGCGCTTACAGCATAAGCGGAGTTTCAATGTCATTCGATAAGTCAAAGGTGGTATCTCTTGACGGCGTAATCACAACACGTCAGGTCTACAATGTGCTTATGCAGACAGGACTATGTTACAGGGGGCTGATGTGATGAAGTTTCCGCAGCTTGTACCCGAAAGGGTATGCAAAATGCCCTGCAAGGTCTATCGTACAGACGGACTTAATCGTGACGGCTCAAAGAAACAGATGGTCATATTCGAGGGCAAATGTTTTCACTCTGAGAAGTCAAGGCAGAAATTATCCGCAGAGAAACAGCTTATAACCTTGTCAGGCGAGGCTCTTTTCTGCGGAGATATCGCCCCCGATAACGCTGTCATAGAGGGATATGCGGTCATAGGCGGCAGGACGTACAAGATATACGGCTCTGAGAAAGCCAAAGACCCTGACGGCAGGGTGAATTACACAAGATTGGAGCTGATATAGTGGGCATTGAAATAAAGCTTGATGTGCAGGCGATAAAAGCTATCGAGGACGCCGCTGTTAAGTCCGCTGAGGTGGCTATGGAGCAGGTGAGGACAGACCTTGTAAGTGCTCAGACAATGCCGTTCGATACAGGCGATATGCAGAATAATCAGACCTTTGTCCACGCTAACGAAAGCGGTGCAAGTCTTGTGACAGGCTCTCCGCAGGCAAGACGTTTGTATTATCACCCTGAGTATCATTTTCAGAAGAAGAACAAGCACGCAGGTGCGGCTTGGCTTGAGCCATATATCACAGGCAGTAAAAAGGACCTTGCCGAGAATGAGTTTGTGGCAGAGTTCAAAAAGAGGACAGGCGTATGACTTTACTTAACATAGCGGATATGCTGAGCGATATCCTCGACTTGCAGGAAGTGTACGCAGGCACTATTGACGGTAATCTTGACAAGTGTATAGGCGTATATAACTCCAAGACCTCAAAGCCTCAGCGTATCTGCATAGGCGGAAAAGCCTGCACAAAAACACTTGAAAAACATATCTCGGTGCTTATCCACTGGACTGATAACCCCACGCAGGCAGAGATAAAGGCACAGAGCGTTCTTGATATCCTATCCGATATCCGTCAGTATAAGGGTGACGGATTCACAGTGAAGTATCTCGAATGTAAAGAGCCTGTTTCTGTTGGCAGGGACGAGCGAGGCGTGTGTGAATATGTTATCGAGGCAACAGTATATTACGAAAGGAATGAATGAGTATGGCAAACACAACAGGAGTTTATCCCGTATATGACAACCAGTTCAAGATAGACAAGACAGGCGGCGACGGCTCGACAGAGGACAATCTTGTAACTATTGCCGATATGGAGAGCTTTTCAGTATCCATTGACGGCAATATCGAGGAGTGGAAGCCTTTTGACCAGCAGGGGTGGACAAGACGTCTGCTCACTGGTAAGTCTATCACTATCAGTATCTCAGGCAAGAGAAACGTCGGCGACGCAGGTAATGACTATATCGAAGGCCTTGCGCTCAAGACAGGAGCTGCGGCGACCACAACGCTTGTGTGGAATTTTCCAAGCGGAGCAAAGCTTGTTATCAAAGGCGTTGTCAGCGTAACAGAATGGGGCGGCGGAGATTCGACCGCAGTTGCACCGCTTGCGTTCGACTTTGCTTCTGACGGCAAGCCTGAATTTACTGAGGCGGCAGCATAAACAACAATATTTGACAAGAAAAACTATCTGTGATATAATAACTCTGGGTACTGCAAATAACGGTAGGCGGTTTAAATAATCCTCCAAAAGCCTCATGGCTAAGGAGGTGAGCGACACATGAGCGTTATGGAAGTCTTAACTTTACTTCTACTTATAACAAACATAATTGAGCTTGTGCTCAATGTCTGCAATAAAAAGAAATAACCGCCCTTCTGCCAAAGGACGGTTATAATTTAAATTGACCAACCGGAGGTAAACCGCTTATCGCAGTACCTCTCTTTATGTTCATTATATCACAGCAAAACAACAATGTCAAGCACTTCGTTCATAGCGGGGTGCTTTTCTTATACCCAAAATCAGAAAGGATAATAACAATGGCAAAGATGTATACACTCGACAGCAAACTTCTCACAGGCACACCAGAGATAAGAGTAGGCGATAAGGTCTACCCTGTGGACGACAGGCAGAAAACTGTCAAGAAGATACTTGATATCTGCGACAAGAACGCCGAGAAGAAAGACCTTGATATGATAGACGAGGTCTTCAAGCTTGCGTTCGCACCAAAGGACTACAAGGAGATAGAGGCAATGAATATGCCTTGGGCGGCGTATCAGCAGCTTTTCACTCTT